CGGATGCCGCCGTCGGGCAGTTGGCGCCGGTCGACGTCTTGGGCACCACGCAAGTGACCGCAGGTGGCGCAATCGCTGCCGGCGCCGCCCTCCAGGTGGGTGCCGATGGCAAGGCCATCACCGCCGACGCCGGCAAGGTCGTTGCCCGTGCGGCGCCTGGCGCCACGGCCACCGCCGATGGCGATGTCCTCGAAGTGATCCTCATCCCGAACTGACCGGCTAGTGCCGTAGGAGATTTACATGTCTGGACAAATGACCCCCGGCCAGGTTCGCGTCGTTGACCCGATCCTTTCCGAACACGCCCGTGGCTACCGCCAGGCGCAGCTCGTGGCCACCGCGCTGTTCCCCTTCGCCGACGTCGCCGCCTATGGCGGCCAGGTGATCGAGTTCGGCAAGGAGTCCTTCAAGATCTACAACGCCAAGCGTGCCCCCGGTGCCAATACCAAGCGCATCCGCTTCGGCTATGAGGGCAAGCCGTACGCCATCGTCCCGAGCGCACTGGAAGCGCCGGTGCCGCGTGAACATATGCGAGATGCAAGCCAGGTGCCGGGGATCAACCTGAGCACCCGGGCCGTGAACATCGTGCTGCGCTCGCTGCTGCTGGAGTACGAGGTGGACAGCGCCAAGATCGCCACCAATGCAGCCAACTACGACAACGACCACAAAGTCGCGCTGGCTGGCAACAACGTGTGGTCCAACGCTGCTTCGAACCCCGCGCAGGACGTCGAAACCGGCAAGGAAGCTGTGCGTGACAGCATCGGTCTGTATCCCAACACCATGCTGTTGTCTGCCAAGGCGTTCAAGCAGCTCAAGCAGCATCCAAAGCTGATTGATCGCTCGGCCAGCACCGGCATTCGCAAGGTCACCTTGGATCTGCTCAAGCAGGTTTTCGAGATCGACAACATCGTCGTCGGCGGCGGTGTGGTGGCCGATGACAATGGCGCATTCGGTGATGTCTGGGGTACTTCGGCTGTTCTGGCCTACGTCAGCCCTGGCGCTGACGTGAACGCCAACGTCGAGGAGCCCAGCTACGGCTATGGCTATCGCATCGAAGGCATGCCCCTGGTCGAAGTTCCCTACTGGGACAACAGTGCCAAGAGCTGGATCTACGGGGTCAGCAACGATGCCACCCCGGTCCTGGCAGGCATGGCCGCCGGCTATCTGATCAGCGGCGCAGGCAACTGATGACCGGCGCCGGCGAAGGATAGTCGGCGCAGTTGCCGCCTTACCCGTACAACCCAGCGAGCGGCAGCACCAGGCAAACGCGGGCCTGGCCGTGCGGAGCACAGCAGAACCATGCGTGACAGCCGGAGAGCACGGCACCACACCTATTCGGAGAACTCGTCGTGGCCAAGCCCCGCACTGCGCCGCCCAGCGCACCCAAGACCGTCCAGGACGACCAGCCGGCCGACGTGCCAGTCGTGGCGGAAGACAAGACTGTGGACGCGCCGCCGGCGGCGGATGACTCGGTACCGGAGCAAGGCCAGAGCGAGCTGCAGTCCGCCGCGTCGATTGTCTCTGCAGCCGATGGTGCTGCCGTCGACCAATCGCAGGCCAACCATCCGGCAGCGGACCAGGACGCCATCGACGCGGGTGCTCCGTCGCCGGAAGCCGACACCTCCATTGGGGTTGCCGCCGGTGGGGGCGATTCGCCCAATGCACTGGTATCTGATGGTCTCTGGCTGTCTGCATGCTTTGAAGTACTCAGCCCGTTCAAGCACGAGGGCGTGGTCGTCAAGCCGCCGGCTTGGATAGAGATGACCTGGGAAGAGGCTCAGGCCTACCAGGATGCGGGCGTACTCGGTGACGAACCTGCAGACCCGGAAGGGTCGGAGTAACTGGCCGCCATGTCCTACTGCACGCTCGCACTGCTGTCGGCGGCCAAGCTCGCCCAGGAACTGGCGCAGGTGGCCACCCCGGAGCGCTATCCGATTGTGGACGATGCGCTGATGGACGCCACGCTGCTCGGCAGCGATCGCAGTGCGTTCGATCCAGCCGATGTGGCGATCGCCGATCAGGCTGCGGCACATGTGCAGCGCGCCCTGGACGATGCCGATGGCGTGATCAATGGCTACCTGGTCATGCGCAAGCCCAAGCCCTATCCGGTACCGCTGCCGGCGCCGGTACCGGGCATCGTGTCCACCTGGGCCCGGTGGATTGCGCGCTACCTGCTGCACAAGGACCGGGTCAACACCGAGGAACGCACCGATCCGGTGGTACGCGATTACAAGGAAGCGCTGCGCTTTCTGGAGCTGGTGCGCGACGGCAAGTTCAGCCTTGGCGCCGATGACCCGCTGCCTGCGCCCAGCGGTGGTGCACCGGAGGTCTGTGCACCACCGCGAGAGTTCAGCCATCGAACCCTGCAGGACTACGGTCGGTGAGCACCCAGCCCTTCGACACTGGCTTGGTGCGCGATCGCATCCGACAGGGCGTCAGCGACAAGGATCTGCGTCAGGTCCAGGGCAGCGCCGACTACGCCGCCGTTACAGCGCTGCGCGACTTCCCCGCGCCGTGCTGCTACGTGCTGCTGGCCCGGGAGATGCCGCTGGAGACCAAAACCGGCGTTTCGATCCCCGGCCAGCAGGCGCGCCTGGCGCAGTTGGTCGAAGTGAACTTCGCGGTGGTGACCGTCTGCCGCAACTACCGCGAGCAGCGCGGGGCGCAGGTGATCGATGAGCTGCGCCTGCTGCTGGGCAAGGTTCGTCAGCCGCTGCTGGGCTGGACACCGCCCATTCCTGGTGGCCGTGCCTGCCAGCTCATCGAGGGCAACCTCGAGGACTACGACGCTGCCACCGCCCTGTGGGTCGACGTATGGAAGACCCAAGCCGTTCTTCAACCCGAGATTCCGCGATGACTACCCAGACCACTCAGAAGCACACGATCAAGAAGGCGGGCCTGACGCTTGCGAGCAAGCCCATTGCGGAAGGCGAAACGGTGGAGCTTCCTGCCGACCTGGTGCCCTGGGCGGTTGAGCGCGGCTTCATCGACGCTCCCGACGCCGATTCTTCCCCCAATCCGTCGCGCAAGGCCAACGGCCAGGCGACTCCTGCCATCGCCCAGGAGGCGAAGTAAGCCATGTCCAAGACCGAATATTTCTCGTTCCAGGGCCGCGTGTATCTGGGCCTGCGCAATGCCGATGGCAGCCGCGCGCCGGCGCGCTGGGTGTATGACAGCAGCGTCCTGGAGCTGGCCATGTCCAGCACCCGTGAAACCAAGAAGGAGAGCTGGTCGGGTGTGCGCGGCGTCGCCGCTACCATGACCACCGAGCGCAACCTGGGTGTGAGGCTGACGCTGGGTCAGATCAACACCGACAATCTGGCCCTGGCCACCGATGGCACGCTTCTAGATTTGGCTTCGGGCTCGGTCGCCAACGAGGCCATCGGTGCCGTCAAGCCCGGCGACGTGGTCGCGTTGGAGTACGCTGCGATCAGCGCGCTGGTGCTGGAGGGTGGTACGCCGGCAGCACCGCTGGTGGCCGACACCGACTACACCTTCAACCCGGCCACCGGCATCATCACCTTCCTGACCGCCAAGGCCGCGGTGGTCGCTAAGACCTACGAGTACGCTGCCCACAGCGTGGTCAAGGTGTTCGAGAGCAGCAAGTCCGAGTACTACGCGCTGTTCGACGCGGTCAACAGTGTCGACGGTACCACTCAGCGCGTCCGCGCCGACGTGAACCGCATTTCGTTCCCGGCGGCTGAATCTCTGGCGCTGATCAACGACAGCTTCGGTGAGATCGTGCTCAATGGCGAGGCCAAGATCGATCCGGTCCGCCAGTCCGATCCGCGCTTCGGTCTGTACGCCCGCGTCCTGCTGGTGGATGCCGTCTGATGGCCACGCGAATCGGCAATCAGGACCAACCGCCGTCCGAACCCGGCTCGCTGGATTCGGAGGCAGTCGCCGGCGAACTGGACATCCTGGCTGCGCAGCAGCAGGGCCAGGTCGACGGCAAGACGGTGATCGTGCGCGAGTACGGCTTCTTCGAAGGGGCGCGGATCCTGCCGGCAGCGGCTCCGCTGCTGGCCGACCTGCAGCCGCTGTTTGAGGGGCGCGATCCGCCTTCGATGCTGGAGGTGACCGATGTACTGCTCTCGCATCCGGATGTGTTCCGCCACCTGCTGGCCTGTGCTATCGCCCCTCCGCCGGGCGAGGGTACGGATACCGCCGCCGAAGTGCGGGCGCAGGAAGCCTGGCTGGAAACGCTCAATGAAACCGATGGCGAGCAAATGCTGCTGTTGTGGTGGCAGGCCAACGGAAATTTTTTGCTGCGCCGGCTGCTGCGCAACGCCGTCGGCAAAAGGGTGAACCAGTCGGCTACGGACGCGTCTTCACCGACCTGATCTGTGCCGGCTACGGGCGCTGCTTTGCCGACATCGGCCGGATGACGCAGCGCCAGATCCTGCTCGCTTGGGAGCATGTCCAAGCCCAACAACGGCGAGCACGGCGGGAGCGCATTACCGACACCAACGCTGCCTATGCCGGGGGTGATCCGGCGACCACCTTGCTGAAGGAACTGAAGTAACAATGGCTGCCACCCGCAACCTTGAACTGGCGATGCGCATCGCCCTGGATATCGAGCAGGCGCAAAAGAGCCTGCCGGTGCTGCAGCGGGGGCTGGCCTCGATCAAGGATGCTGGCACCGCCGCTGGCGCAGGTCTGGAGGGTGTCACCAAGGGTGCCGACAAGGCGGCCGGCGCGCTGGACCAGGCCAGCCGCAGTAGCGCTTCAGCCGCGGACCGGGTGCGCACGGCCGGCACATCCATGCAGAAGACGGTGGCCGATGAGATCCGCTCGATCTCCGAGCTCGATGCTCGTCTGCAGCAGGGCGCAGCCAGCATGTCCGAGCTGGCTGACACCGAGGCTCTGCTTGATCGGGTCATGGCCCGCGGGCTGATCACCACCGAGGACTACAACAGCGCACTGAAGACGCTGGACAAGCAGGAAGCATCGCTGAGCCGCACTGAGCAGCAGCGTCAACGCTCCCTGGAAGGCGTCATGGGCCGGTACGACGGTGCGTCGGCCAAGCTGCAGAAACTCGAGCGCGACGAGCGCGAACTCAAGGGCGCGGTGGATGCCGGTCGCATCAGCCGCGAGCAGTACAACCGCGCCCTTGCGGGGATCAACATCCAGCGCAACGCCGTCAACCTGGCCGAGATCAACAATCGCGGCCGCGGGCCGGGCGCTATCTCCGCCGGGCAGTACCAGATGGCCATGCGCCAGCTGCCGGCGCAGATCACCGATATCACCACCAGCATCGTCAGCGGCATGCCGATCTGGATGGTGGCCGTCCAGCAGGGCGGCCAGCTGAAGGATTCCTTTGGTGGCGTGGTGCCGGCCGCGCGTGCGCTGGTTGGCGCTATTACCCCCACCATCGCCGTGGTCGGCGGACTGGCCGCGGCAGTGGGCGGCCTGGTACTGGCCTGGAAACGGGCGGCCGACGAAGAGATGGCTTTCCAGCGGGCGTTGATCGTCACCAACAACTATGCCGCCACCAGCACTGCCAACCTGCAGGCCCGGCGCGATCAGCTCACCGGTCTTCAAGGGGTTTCCCGAGGCAACGCTGCTGAGGCGCTGACGAAGGTGGCTCAAACCGGTCGTTTCACCGGTGAGCAGTTCGAGCTCGTCGCCCGCAGCGCTGCGAAGATGCAGGCCTCCGCCGGCCAGGCCATCGATACCACCGTCGCCAAGTTCCTCTCTCTGAGGAAGGATCCGGTCGAGGGGCTACTTACGCTCACCGAGTCGGAGAACTTCCTGACAGAAGCCCAGCTCGCGCGTGTGCGCGCCCTGGTCAAAGAGGGCAACCAGCAGGAGGCAGTGGCGGAGGCGATCAAGATCTATTCCGATCGCCTCGATGAGGTCGCAGATCAGAGCGATGAGACGATGCCGGCGCTCGCGCGCGGTTGGCGGGATGTCAAGAAGGACGTCAGCGGCGCCTGGGGCGCGCTGGGCGACTTCACCAACGCGGTGGTCCAGCTGGCTGGCGAATGGGGTGTGCTGGCCAGGCTGCCGCGGCTGTCCGATCTGTTGGGGATGGGTGTGGTCGGCAGCACGCTGGCCAAGAACTTCGGGCTCCCTTCCTTTGCTGACCTGACCGGCAAGATGGCTGCGCGCATCCGGGCGGCCTCTGGAACCAATGCGCCTGTGAAGGTGCAGATGGCTGGCATCTATGCCCCCCTGACGCCGGAGGAAGAAAAGGCGAGGGAAGAGTTCGAGCGCCTTCGCTTAAGCAATCTGAGCAAGGAGAAGAAGCTTGAAGAGGAAATCGCCAAGATCCGGGCACTGGGTAAAGCCGGCCGCATGGACGATAAGGCGGTCAAGGCCTTGGAGGCGGAGGCTCGAGCACGTTATGCCGAAAGCCTACCCAAGAAGCCCAAGGGTCCCAAGTCAGAAGCCCAGAAGGATGAGGCAGCCGCGCAGCGCGAACTGGAGCGCTTGAAGCAACAGATCGAGCTGGTCGGCACGCTCGATGAGACACGCAAGAAGGCCACGGAGGTGTCCCGCGTCCAGGCCGCCATCGATGAGGGCAACTTCCAGAATGCGTCGTCGAAGACTAAGCAGGAGCTGCTGGATAGCGCGAAGAAGCTTGATGCTGCGAACGCTCTGGTTGAATCCAATCGGAAGCTGCTGGAGGTGCGGGATCAGATTGCCAACCTTGAAGGGCGCGGTCCCGATGCACAGCAGGCCAAGAGCTTGCGCGAGCTCGAGGTCACACGCCGGCAGATGGTCGAGGCTGGCAACCAGTCCGGTGTGGCCGAGGTCGACCGTGCCAAGGAGCTGGTCCGCCTCACAGCCGAACTGCAGAAAATGCAGGAGACCTACAACCGCGCGATGGGTGAAATGGGCTTGGCTCAGCAGCGCATCCAGATCGAGCTGCAGGCCGGGCTGATCACCGAAGCGCAGGCGCGCCAGAAGCTGGTAGATCTGTCCCGGCAGCAGCTGACCGCCCTGGGCGATCTTCCCGATCGCATGCGCGCCACCGCCGAGGCATTGAAGAACCCCGAAGCGCTGCAGGCAGCTGAGCAGATGGCCGTCAAGCTCAAGGAGATGGCCGCCACCACCAACCTGCTGCAGCAGAACGTGCGCACCACGTTCCAGAGCGCATTCCGTGATGCCCTCATGTCGCTGGCCAATGGCAATGCCACCTTGGGCGAGATCGTGCGCAGCTTCTTCCAATCCATTGCCAGTGGCCTGGCTGGGTATGTGGCCGATGAGCTGTCGGCCAAGCTGGCGTCCACCCTGACTGGCAAGCTGTTCGACAAGAGCGCTGACGTCGGTACGCAGGCTGTAGGTGCGGCCGCAACGCAAGCTTCGGCAGTCGCCTTGTCCTCGGCTGGTAGTGTCGTCACCGCTGGCGCCACAGCGGTCACCGGCAGCGCTTCGGCGCTGGCAGGTGCGGGCAATGGCCTGGTCACCGGCGCGAGTGCTCTGGTGGCTGCTGCTGTTCAGCTCAAGCAAGCCGCCCTCGCACTGGCTGCTGCCAACAATGCCAAGGCCGTTGTCAGCATGGTCGGTAGTATTGCTGGTGCGGCCAGCAACACCGGCACCGTCAGCGTGGGTACGCCTACTCCCGTCGGTAGAGCGCAGGGTGGTCCCGTTTGGGGTGCAGGTACAGGTACCAGTGACAGCATTCCTGCCTGGCTCTCCAATGGTGAATTCGTAGCCCGGGCCAAGGTGGTCCGGCAGCCGGGTGCACTGGCATTCCTGCACGCGTTCAACGCCATCGGCATGGATGCCGTCCGGCGCTGGGGTGCTTATGCCTTTGCCGACGGTGGCCTAGTCAGCCAGATGCCCTCGCTGCAGCGGTCGCCGGTCTTCAGCTCGGTGGCACCGGCCGGGACTCCGACTCCGAAGAACATGCGTGTCTACCTTCTGCAGGATCAGGATGAGCTGGTCCAGAAGTTGGCCTCGCATCCAGCGTTTGAGCAAGCGGTAGTAATGACGGCCAGCCGGAATGGCGCTGCGATCCAGTCGGAGTGGCAATGATGTCTTTCTCCGCCAACGGCCCACGCGTGTTTCCGGTACCGGCTGATTGGTCCGACGCCATCACAGAAACGCTGTCGTGGGCCACCAACTACATGCAGGCATCGGCATCTGGTGTCTCCCAGCATTGTTCGTATCGCTCTGATCCGCGTCGGTCCTTTGAGTTCTCTGTGAAGTGTGAGGGCCAGCAGCGCCGGGTCGTCGACATGCTGCTCGCTGGCCACGGTGGTCGTTGGCTCGTCCCCATCTGGCCGGATGCGCAGCTCATTCCCGCGAGATTGCCCGTAGGATCGGTCGAGATTGCCTGCCGAACCAATGGGTTTGATTTCTTCGTCGGCGGACAGGCCTTGCTGTGGGGAGCGGTCAACCGCTGGGAAGTGGTGACGGTGACCTCGGTGGAAGCCGAAGGGCTCTCGCTCGCCGCTGCCACCGCTGGCACATGGCCAACTGGAACCGTGCTGTTTCCCTTGCGAAGGGCTCAGCTGCAGGACAGCGCGGAAGAGTCGCTATGGCATGACAATGCCGGCATCCGTTCGCTGACGTTCGACGTGCTTGACGTCTGTCAGTGGCCCAGCCTGGTCGACCTGCCGCTCTACCTGGGCACGCCCGTCCTGAACCGTTGGGCAGACTGGACTGATCAACCGAAGGCCAGCTATGCCCGCCTGCGAGAGGTATTGGACAACGACAGCGCTGCACCGCTTACCGTGCCCCTTGCAGACTTCGCCTTCCGATCGCAAAGCACACAATGGAAGCTGTTCGGGCGTGAAGAGCACAGCTGGCTGCGCTCTCTGGCGTACACCCTGTGCGGCCGGTCCACGCCTATATGGCTGCCGTCCTACACCAGTGATCTGCGCATCACCGCCGATCTGGCCGTGGGCGCCATCGAGATCCCCATCGAATGGGCGGGCTATGCGCTGTTCGGTGCGCAGGCGCCTGGGCGTCGAGACCTGCGCATCGAGCTGTTGGACGGCACCGCCATTCATCGGCGCATTACTGGCTCGGTGGCCTCCAACGACGTCGAGGTGATCACCCTGGATGCGCCCTTGGACATCAGCGTTTCGGCGTCGCGGGTTCGGGCCGTCCAGATCATGAGCCTGGCCACGCTCGCCAGCGACCAGGTCGAGATTCGACACGCCACCGACGCCGATGGTGTCGCTACCTGCACCCTCGGCTTTGCTTCGGTGGTTCCCCATGTTTGAGGCCTTCGAGACCAGCCGCTTCCTGGCCCGCCCTGTCCATCTGTTCCTGTTCACCCTGCAGGGCAACGCGTACCGGTTCGCATCCGGCGCGCGCGACATGATGATCGGTAATGGGGATGGTGCAAGGCTCTATCGCTCGGCGCCCGGCATCGAGCGCAGTGCTGTGAATGAAACCAGCGAGCGATCGCAGAACAAGCTGACCATCAAGATGCCGTTCCTGTTGAATCCGGCCGCTGCCGAGCTGCCGGTGACGCAGGAGTTCGGCCGTATCTTTCGGCCCTATGCGCCAAGCGGCCGGGTTTCCGTTGTGTGCATGAAGGTCCACAGCAACGACCCGGACCTGCAGGCGGTGATCGAGTGGACGGGCCAGGTGGTATCACCGCGCTTCACTGACACCACCCTGACCCTGACCTGCGAGCGTAATAACTCCCGCAAGGGTTTCCGGGGCAATACGGGCCGGTTCACCCGGGGCTGCTGGAAGGCGCTGTATCGGTGTGGGGTAGCGATGTCGGATCACGCTGTGGAGGCCGTGCTGGCTTCCGTGGGTGGTGCCACCTTGCGCTCAGCTGCGTTTGCCGCGTTCCCCGCTGGTCGCTTGGAAGGCGGGGTCATGGTCTGGGCGCGCAGCAACGGCCTGGCGGAGACGCGGACGATCAACTCGCACGCCGGCGACACCATCACCCTCAACTACCCCGGTCCTGAACTGGCTGCGGGTCTGACGGTCACGGTCGCGCCTGGGTGTGCACACACATTCGCCGACTGCGGCAGCTACTTCCAGAACACGCCCAACTATGGCGGCCAGCCGCAGTTGAACGTGGAGAACCCCTTTGACGGACACCGGATCTCATGGTGAGCACTGATCGGCAACAACCTCGGCGCGGCCTGCGTCGGCTCTTGTATGTGTATGGGTGGCGTCTCAGGTACTGGTGGCATGACACGGAGTCCGGTGCTCTTGCGCGGCGCGTCATGGCGCTTGCGTTGGCCCTAGGCGGCCTCGTGCTACTGGTGAATCAGTTCCGTTCGCCCTTCCCGCAACGGGAGCCGCAGCAGGCCTTTGTGTGGTGGGTGCAGCTGATCATCATGATCGTATCGATGCTGATCAGTGCGCTGCTCGCCCGGACGAACCAGACCAAGCCGGAAGTGCAGACGCCCGATATCCCCACCACCGAAGAAGGCACCGCCGTGAAGCGCATCTATGGAACTGTGCGGATCTCCGAGCCGCAGGTACTTGCGTGGCGGTCGGCCGGTACCGACAAGATCCGCAAGGGAGGCGGCAAGAAATGATCGTAACCCTTGAGCACTTGCGCACGATTCCGGGCTTCGGCAACAAGCCAGGCTTCTGCTCGCGTGGCGGTAGGGACTGGTTTGCCGCGCATGGGTTGGATTGGAATGCGTTCCGTAAGGAGGGTATCGAGGCCGAGAGGCTGGTCGCTACAGGTGATGGCCTGGCCCTGGCATTGGTTGCGCACGCTCAGCGAATGGAGGCCAGCGATGGGCGGCGGAGGTAAGAAGACCGTTGGTTACTGGTACAAGCTCAAGCTGCTTTTCGGCCTGTGTCAGGGGCCGGTGGATGAGTTCGTGCAGTGGGACGTGGATGATGCAACGGCATGGGCTGGCGTGGTCACGTCCAACGGGTCGATCTGGATTCACGCCGAGAACCTGTTCGGCGGTGAGGATGAGCAGGGCGGCATCGAGGGCGAGGCCGAGATCATGTTCGGCCGCGAGGACCAGCAGCTCAATCCCTGGCTTCCGCCGAATCTCGGTGCTGCGCACGGCGCCTATCGTGGGCTGGTCACTGTCCTGTTCAAGGGCGGAAGGTGGTCGGCCTTCACCCCCTATCCGAAGTCGCCCAGCTTCGTCCTGCGCCGGATCAAGGAAGGCTGGCAGGATGGCGTGTGCTGGTATCCGGAGAAGGTGAAGATCCTGCTCGACAAGGATGCCAGCGAGGTCGTTTCCGGCTTCCGCTCCGTGTCCTGGAGCCTGCCCTGCGTCGATATGCAGGGCACGTACTGCACAGTGCCTGGGGATAGCGAGGACCGCTTCACCCTCAATGGCACCGGCGCAACGATCTTCCAGGTCGGCTTGCGGATCAGTGGCTCGGTCGAGACCAAGTACTACAGCGGTGGCTTCCCGATGCCAGGCTCGCCCAGCTTCATCAAGGGCGGCACGGGTTCGGGAAGCATCCTGCCCAATCACAACGTGTATCGCCTGGAGATCAGCAATCCGCCGGCGACGTACCACCTGAACTACACCCCCAATTTTGAGTCTTCGCGCCTGATCCTCGACGGCGCGCCATTGAACGTCGAAGTGGCCAGCAATGCGACCGTCAGGCTGCAGGCGCTGACGATCGATGGCCTGCAGGATGCGCCCAGCCAGTGGCTGACGGCGCGAGTGGAGAGCCTGGATGCCAAGGTGCCGCTGGTCGGGATGAATGCCGCCCACATCCTGTACGACAGCATTACCCACGAAAGCATGGGGGCCGAACCCATCTCGGTGATCGACGATGCCAGCTTCCGCGCAGCCGCGGATGTCTTCTTCGAAGAGGGAATGGGCCTGTGCCCGATCTATGATCCAGATAAGGAGTCCATCGAGCAGTACCAGCAACGGATCTGTGACGCTGCAGGGGCCGTGCTCGTGCAGGGCATGGATGGTCGGTATCGCCTGAACGTGCCGCGCGGGAAGTACGTTCTGGACGAGCTTCCGGTGCTGACCGACGACGACGTCCTGGATTGGGCCGAAGAGCCCGCCACGATGGACAACGCCTGCAACCAGCTGTTCGTGAAGTACTTCGACCCTGTCGAGAACGCGATCGGCACCACCCCCGCGCTGCAGTCGCTGGGCGCGATCCAGGCCTTTGGCAGTGTGGTCTCGGAGAAGGAGGACCGCTCCGGCGAGGTCGCCAACGTGGATCTGGCCCTGAAGATCGGCGCCCGCAATCTGCGCGCCAAGGCCACCTCGCTGCGCAAGTTCGACCTGACCACCACGCCCGTGGCCCGCACGTGGTCACCGGGCAGCTACTTCCGCCTGCAGGCGCCCAAGCGGGGCATCGCCGACATGGTGTGTCTGATGGGCGAGAAGCGTGGCGGCACCCTGAAGTCCGGCGCCATCACCTTCAGCTGCAGTGAGGACGTCTACAGCCAGCCCAATTCGGTCTATGTCGGAACTGAGCCAGGCGGGAAGCCGCCGTCGACGGCGCCGACCGTTTCGCCGCACCAGGTGGCGATGGAGGTGCCCTACGTCGTGCTGGTCTCGCAGCTCAGTGCGGCCGACCTGGCACAGCTCAGCAGTGACGTCTCTTTCCTGCTGGCAGCCTCAGCGCCACCAACGGTGGGGCAGTACTTCCGCCTGATGGCTCAGGCTGGCGGGGCGGAGTACAGCTATCGCGGCCGGGGTGACTGGTGCGCAAGTGCTGCCTTGGTCGAAGAAGCCGGCTATCGCACCGAGAGCTTCACCCTGACCGATCCGCTGGATCTGGGCTCGGTGGCCGTGGGCGATATCGCCCTGGTTGGCGCGGAGATTTGCCGCGTGGATGCCATTGACGCGGCTGCGATGACCCTCACGCTGGGCCGTGCCTGCGCCGACACGGTGCCTCATCTGCACGCGCCGGGCGCCCGCGTGCTGTTCCTCACCGACTTTGCGACCGACACCACCGAGTACGTCGGCGGTGACACCGTCCACGCCAAGCTGCTCACCCGTG